CCGGAGGCATCCCTGGTGCTCCCCAATAAAAAACGTCCGATTCGCCCACTACATCCACAGTGGGTTTTTCTGTTTGATCTGCAGAAAAAACGGCCTTGCGAAATGCAAGACCGTGTATCCATCCTCTCGTCCACGTTGTACAGGCTGATGGCTCATCAAGTCATCAGCGTTAACATCACTGATTTAATGTTGGCTCATAGGCTACGGAAGCAACACTACAAACAGATCAAGCAACCGCAGCAAGCTTCTCTTGCTTGCGTAGGTGCTTCCTGACTGCCTCTACATTCCAACGGTAGCCATCCCTGGAACGTGTCTCCGGGAATGCGGCGAAGTGGGGACCGAGCTTTAGTGTGCCGTTATCCCGCATACGGAAGAGTTCCTTGCGGTCGATACCGAGGAGTTCTTCAGCGCGGGCAACGGAGACCCAGCCTGTGTTTTGAGCCATGACTTAGCGTCAGGGTGAACAACTCTTGTACGGTAACGGGTTAGAGCCCTGGGTCAAGGGCATTCATACTTTTTTAAGGGTCGCATGAAGAACTGTAAAGCTTAAGGAAATTAAAATAAGGTAACGGCAACTAAAGAGCATGTATTACAGCGAGCATGAGCCCATCGCCTTACTCGTTGAAGTCACGCCAAAGTTAGCAAAGAAACGATTTAGAGATGAGATATACAAATCCTGGAACCACAAATGCGCTTATTGCGGAGAAGATGCAACAAGTCTTGACCATGTGATTCCACGTCACAAATCAGGAGAAACAACTCGCAAGAATTTAGTGCCAGCCTGCAGGCGCTGCAATGCCTCCAAGGCATCCTACAGGTTGCACGAGTGGTACTTAAATCAGGATTTCTTTTCTAAAGCTAGGCTCAATAGAATTGAAAGATGGATTGATCAAAATCCTTTCCAGGTATTGTATTGGGAAGAAGAAACAGATTCATCATTAGTACGGGTTAATTATGTCGGACAAACCAAGGAAGGCTGTGGCTGCAGCCAAGCGGTACCAGAAGGACAAGATGAAATGCAACTCACCGCAGAAAGCGCCCCCTGGAGATAAACATAAAAAGGTCGTTAAGAGTTGTCACGGTGGCGAGGAAAAGATCATTCGCTACGGCGCCAGGGGTTACGAAGACTACACACAGCACAAGGATCCCAAAAGACGTGCTAACTTCAGGGCGCGGCACAACTGTGATTCCGTAACCGACAAAAACACAGCCCGTTACTGGGCTTGTGAAGACCTCTGGTGATCCTCATGGCAAAACCCAAATCCTCCGGCTCCATCAAAATTCAATCCAAGCGGAAAAAAACTAGGCAAGGACAGGGCATGAACTCACTTCCTAATCACGGACGTAAACAACGTCGCGGTCAAGGGAAGTAATTATTTGTGTATATTGGGGGTAATTAAGTTACCCCCATGTCTGATTTTTCTGCTGCAATTGAACTAATCAGAAAGTACGAAGGGTATAACGAGAAAGCTTACCCAGATCCGACCACTGGTGGCGAACCTTACACCATTGGTTATGGAACACAGTTTTACCCGGACGGTTCTCCAGTCAGACGCGGACATCTCTGCACGAAACGCAAAGCCCTGGAATATCTGTACCACGAGTTAGAAGTCCTTGATACTGAACTGAAGAAACTCAACCTAGGCCTGGATGACTGCATGCATCAGGCATTACTTTCTTTCAGTCATTCCGTTGGCTGGAACTCTTTTCTGTACAGCAATATTATCGATTGCCTAGAACGAGAAGATTGGCGCAGCGCCAGCCAAGAAATTCCCAAGTGGGTCTTTGATCAAGACCATAAGATGGTGGGCGCCCTTCTGCATCGTCGCCAAGAAGAAGTTGCGCTGTTCCTGTGTCAGGTCAACGACAATCCCTGGATCTCTACTGAGATACTCTTGACGGCTTTTCGTAACTACAGCGCGGCAGCTCACCAGGTCCGTGCCATCCGTATGTTAGAAGAGTCGATCAACCCTTATACTCTGTCTGAATTCGCCAATAACTACAAGATTGACGAGGACCCATGGTGTGGTTCAGAGTACGAGGAATTTGATCCTCAAGGCATCTGTGACATTTAGCCCTAGAATAGTTTCAATTGAAGCATGAAACCAGGAATGGACAGATCGGTTGAACCTCACCAATTTGAGCTTCCTTTAGAGCTTCAATTCTCGATGCGTAAGGCCGAGCTACAGGCCCAAGAGATGACGTGGGATCAGCTCTATTCCGCGCTCTTAAACTTGTACCACCAGCGCCTGATGGAGTGGTATGCGGTTAAGTCATTGATGGCCGATGAGAATGTCGATATCGAATTTGACATTCCCACCGATCTGGAGCTAGCAGAACTCGCCGCCGCATGCATCTACGACGACGAGGATGATGACGATGAACTTCAGCCGTTCTGAACTTCTACAAATGTCAGCAGCCGATCAAGATACCACTGTGCTTTGGCAAGGTCAGTTTTACCCCCCTTATTACGCCAGCGCCATAGATACTTAACACTGTTACCACGAAGATAACCCTGGTACTCCTCCGGTGTTAATTGAGCTTCAATGGCTTCAATGCACTCAATTCCACCGCCATCGGTGTAGTGCGGAGGATGATTTACCTGGTCCGGTTGAACCACAGGTGCTTCTTCCTTGACAGCCCAAGGCACCGGGCAAACGCCGTCTTTGCATTCCATGCCGAGAATATCGCTGGTTTCTACCGGAGCAAACCACGTCTTTTCTGCGACAGGATCAGCTCCTCCTCCGGTGCTGTTCCCAAGTCCAGAATCAAGGTCTTCGGTCGTGGCGATGAAGCTGGGTACATCTCCAGTGCTTCCTCCATCGATGGGATATAACCCGTCATTCCAGGCCGTGCCCCCTCGAGTTCCAGTGGATTCCTTTCCAGCCCCTCTTCGCATAACGTTAAGCCGCGATTGTACTGGTCATATAATGGCACATCATTTTCTTCATTGTCGAGATCAGTACCAAATGTTGCCTGATTCAGACAACGGCACATGACTTCGTCAATGATGCTTTGACCGAGACCGTCGCGGTAATCAGCAGGGCTATGCATGGGAATATCCTGGCCTAAATTGCCTCGATTACAATATTAACATGGCAAGATTCTATAACCCACGTCAAGATAATCCCGACCAGCCGGTTGATACTTCGGTTGGTTACAGAGGCCGTCTTGAGTACGATCCACGTCATGACTCTGGTTCTTCTGGTGGTGAAGTTACTGACTTAACCCCCGAGCGTCAATATGACGTTGATTTGAGGCGTCTAGATCCAATCGAACGTGCTACCGCTGGAGCAGCCGATACAGAAAATGCGGTACAGCAGGCGAGAGTATCTCGTTTTCTAAAAGCTTCCCGCCTTGCAGAAAAATATAAATCACAAGCTGATACCCAATACCCAATCATTGGTACATCCGTTGGACGCCAACCGTCTTCACGACAAGGTGTTGTTCTTCCAACCTTAGGCGAAGCACCAGGTGCGAGGGGTAGTATTAACTACCCCAATAAGCCTCAACCACGATCTGGTAAAGCGTATAACTGGCTTGACAGTTTTAGTTGATTAGACCTTACTGAAGACAACTTCAGGGGCTTGGTTCTGATATTTACCCTTGCGATCCTGGTAGCTGACTTCGCATGGATTGCCGCGATAAAAGAGGAGCTGGGTAACGCCCTCATCTGCGTAAATGCGGTTGAATAGCCCTGTGCAGTTGCTAATTTCAAGCGTCAAATAACCCTCCCAGCCACTCTCGGCAGGAGTGATATTAACCAGGATTCCCGATCGGGCATACGTAGATTTGCCAACGGCAACTACAGTTACATCACGGGGAAGCTTGAGGCGCTCTCGTGCCACGCCCAAACAATACCCATAGGGAGGAAGAAGGAAATACTTGCCTTTTTCGTCCTCTAGCAATTCGGCATTGGTCAGGATTTCCGGCTTGAAATCCTTTGGATCACACTCACCCTCCGAGATGCGTCCAAAGATGAGACATTGTTCTGGCGACAAACGGATGTCGTATCCATAGGAACTTAGTCCATAGCTAAGAATACGACGGCCATCTTCTTTGCTGATGAGACGATCCTGGAACGGGACAATCATCTCTTCTTCTTCCGCGAGTTGACGGATTTCTTTATCGCAGAGAACGCTCATAGACCTTTTAAAGCTTTTTCAATATAGATCATTCAGCAAAGAACACGACCTTTTTCGGAGTAAATATCGATGAATCGCTGGGTTGCTTCACCAATATTGTCCTTTGGTTGCAGATAAACCAAGAATGAGGTGCAGGTGTTGTGGTTTTTAACTCCTTCGTTTGTTCGCGCTACAAGGTTTGGTACAGTACGCAGAATGCACACCGGAAAATCAAAGAGCCGCTGTTCGTACCTAAACATGTCGGGACAGTTAGAGAAGTAAAGACCCTCCTCGATTTCGTTATGGTACCAAGCTTTGAAAAGACGCCGAAACCAAACAGCATGGGACGATGTCAACGTCGAAGAACATGCCCTGGTCATCTTCCACCGTTCGTTCTTTTTGTCCCAGAAGTACGTCCCACTGGGCGGGAATAAGTAAACTTTGCCGAACCATTCCTGGTCATTCAGCCCATCATCTGTGGGCGTGAAGAAGTTTTTAGCATTGACATACTCATTGGCAAAAGCAGAGCTTGCCACGTCAAGATCGATGTGACCCATTAGGCCATGTGCTGCCGCAACAAGATCTGCATTAGTCACAAGCTCCAAATCTTCACGGCGCATGCCGCTTTTAGTAATTGCCATTACTGATTGGTTTCTTTGTTGTAGTCCACTTCGAAGTATCGAATACCCTCATCATCATTAATGACATATCCAGCTTTTTCAGTTGGATCAATCTTTTGTGCAGCAGAGAGAATACGCCTAAAGCTTTCGGCTAGATCACCGTCGTTTGCTCGCTCGCACTCCTCTTGTGCTGAGTGAATTTCTTTGAGTGTCCAGAAAAACATAGAGCGCTCTTTGTTTTTTGGCTGGAACACCATCACCCCAGGCCCTTCCACATCCCACATCTTGCAATAGTGTTCACCCATATCACCAAGGATTAAACGCACCGTAGCGTCCAGCATCCGGACCTTGGTATCGTCCATATCAGGGCCAATGGCCTGAGCGATCAGCTTCTCGCGTCTATTCATGGGATGCTAAACCTTGTTTTTGAAGGACCTCTTGGAGCTTAGGCAATGGCTGATAGATGACGACCAACTTGCCTAAGACACCACGTTTTTTAATAAGCTTACCGCTTTCGTCCCGAAGTTTGTCAAATTCACCAGAGCGAATTAAATACTCAGCAACGCAACGCAACCGCCGCTTGAGAGGTAGTTCTGCGGCTGGGAACTTGCTACAGATGGTATCAGGATTCATGTCACGGAAGGCAACACGCAATCGATTGGCCAAAGTCATGTTTGAATTCACGTCCTCCTCTTCGTAGTTTCTAATGATTTCTAGATACCGGCGCAGGCATCCATCATCAAAAGAACCCTCGGGCGGCATGAAACATTCCATCTGGAGCGCCAAGGAAACCGGAAGAATTTCCCTGTAATTCTCTAGATTTACCTCTTCGATTTGAAAGGTTTCAAATCGATGAGCCAGGGGTACTGTCTTCTTCTGCATCTGGAGAACTTTCTAAAGAGGCCAAGTAAGCGTCGATGGAATGCGCGTTAATTCGATAACCGTGAGCATTTTTTTCTTTGTAATCTTTGTTGCTTAGTTCAGGGTTCTTGGCAAAGGAACGGACCAGGTGATTCCACGGAATCCGAAGCTTGTTTTTTTTGTTTGCCCCTGGATTGATGTTGACGTAATGAATGCCCTCAGTCCATCCAGCGCCTTTTGTACTGGTCTTTCCAATAGCAATCCAATTACGGATTGTTTGATCCGAAACCGAAAGACGCCTGGCGCACTCCTCGGTTGAGATGTATTCATCTGCATACATCTCTGGATTGGGACTGTTTTTATCCTGGGCTCCTTGCTGCAAAGCCCAGAGACTACCGAGAATATTACGAATTCCTTTCAATTCGTATGCAATATCCTCTAAGCCCTTGCGAATTCCGTACGACATACCTCAACTGTTTTGGCTAAATGCTAATGTATTTGAACAAGCTTTGTTATGACTATGGACGAACAAGTCCAAAACAGTATTCCACCTGAGTTCCAGCAGATGCCAAAGCTTTCGGCAGAGCAGGTGGAGATGCTAAAAGCTGTTGCCAGGGAACGTGCGATTGCCCAAGCTGCAGCAGAAGCATCTTCTCAGCAAGTACAAACGCAGCGGCTTGCAGTACCCCCGCCGTCTATGGTGCCACCTCAGGTTCAAACCCAAGTTGTTTATGTGAGGCGCAACTTTACAGTTGCTGAACTCTTGTTGATTCTTTTCTTGTCTTGCGGTCTGGTTGCTGGAGCACAAGCTTTGTGGGGACTTGGGGCTCGCATCTTACCTCAGGTTGAAATAAAGGTCAAATAAAATACGACAAACCTAAACTATAATTTTAGTTATAAGGTTTGCGAGCGTATAGGTGGCCAATAGGCGGATCTCAGATTTACCTGCAATTAGTTCGGTCGACATCGCGGATGCCGACCTATTTACTATTGTCCACGTTTCAGAGGTTGATCCTGGGTTAAAAAATAAGAAATTTACAGTACAAGATCATAAGGCATATCTTAATAATTACTATCTTCAGTTAACTGGTGGAACTGTTAACAACTTAACGGTTACCAATAATTTAAATGTATCTGGCAATACAACCCTTGGGGGTAATCTCACCGTTTCTGGTTCGACCAGTTTTGCCAACTTAACTCTCAATAACCTGACCGTAACTGGCACGCTGAGTGGCGCAACGATTACTGGTCAAAGTATCCAGGGTTTGAACGTTAACGGAACCAACGGATATTTTGTCAGTCTTCAAGCTGTCAATGGCACGGCTGATTCGTTTCAAATTACCGCAATCAGCGGTGGAACAATTACCGGAAACGCCATTGCGGCTAGCGGTATCACTGGTCAAACAATCACCGGAAATACCATTAACGCCATTCGAATTAACACCACATCCATCACGGGTGCCACTGGTGTTTTCACGGCAAGTGTCTCTGGCGCAGTTGTTACCGGCGATATTGGACGTTTTGCAAACCTGACTGGAGTCTCTGGAACATTCACCAGTCAGCTTTCCGGTGCGGTCATTACAGGTAATACTGCACGTTTTAGTAACACTACCGGCGTCTCAGGTACTTTTACAAGTCAGCTTTCTGGTGCTGTCATTACAGGTGTCACCGGTCAATTTACTCAGCTCAATGGTGTCACGGGCCAGTTCATTAACCTGTCTGGTACTACGGTCACTGGTGGCACAGGTCAATTTACAAGTCTGACTGCAACCTACGTCACTGGAACCATTGGTGTTTCAGGTGCAACAATTACCGCATTAACCGGCAATATTACCGAGATTCAATCAACGTCTGGTACTTTTGCAGGACAGATTTCCGGCGCAGTCATAACCGGGGATACAGGACGTTTCTCCAGGATTACTGGTATCTCTGGCACGTTCACCAGCCGTATTTCTGGTGCAACCGTAACAGGCGTAACGGGTCTGTTTACTACCATTACTGCCGCAACAGGTACTTTTACTGATCAAATCAACGTTAGTACGATTGCCACGACGGGTAATCTCTCCGCCAGCGGTGATCTTTTTATCGGCGGCTCTGGGACAGTCGTTAACAACTTCACTGTTAGCGGCACTATTTCGGGTTCAACTGTCACAGGCACAACTGCTTTATTTGACAGTGTTACTGGTAATGGCGTATACGGCAATACGCTTGTTTACGCACCAACGGTTACAGGTAATGTTGTCCAAGCCACTTCCGTCACTGGGGTCACTGGTGTCTTTACGACACTGCTAAGTGGCGCCACAATTACTGGCAATGCACTTAATGCAAGTACAGCCACTGTTGGAACCGGTAATTTTGTCCGTGTTTCAGGGTCAACCGTTACAGGTGCAACTGGTTTATTTGCTCTTCTAACGACAGATACTGGAAACTTCACCCGTGTTTCTGGGGCCACAATTACTGGAACCACTGGTTTATTCAGTTCCACAACTGTTGTTAGTGGCCAGTACACAAATCTGTCTGGCGCCACAATCACCGGCAATAACTTAACGGCTGGCACAGGACGTTTTACGTTAATTACAGGTGCAACCTTTGTCGCAGGTGGTGTTGTCTTTGCTTCTGGTGCAGGCGACGTTCGTCCTTTCAACCAGTTTTCCTTCCCTGCAACACCCGGCACATCGGGCTATGTCCTTACCACGCTCGGTAACGGGCAGACAACCTGGACCGTTGCAACAACTACAGGAACTCTTGTTACCAATGCAATTGCAGAAACAAAGATCGTTATTGACATTAACTATGCAATTGGAATTGGATACAACGGTTTATCTGTTGGACCAGTTGAAATTGCATCTGGATTTACCGTGACGGTTCCATCTGGTTCAACTTGGAAAATCTTGGATTAAACTAGATTTAAAGGATAGTAGTTACTCATGCCATACGGAATTTTAAAGGCAGATACCCTTACTTATTACACCGCCACAGGGGATGTCAACCTGGCGATTAGTGGCATTGCTCTTCAAGGTGCCGCTCTTGTTTCTGGTGTTAGCGGTATTTTTACCACTGTTGTTTCTGGTGCGACGGTAACTGGTAACGCAGGTCAATTCACCACCATTACTGGTGGCACTGCAAACTTTGCAAATATCACCGGAGTTTCTGGTACCTTTACAACCAGGATTTCGGGGGCAACCGTAACAGGCAATACGGCTCAATTCACTACTGCAACAGCAGTAACTGGTGTTTTTACCACGAGTGTTTCTGGCGCAACCGTTACCGGCGACCTCGGTTTATTTAATACTCTTAGTGGAAATCAAGTTGTCCTTGCCACTGGTCTTTCGATTCCAAGCGGCAGTGCTTCTTCTCCATCCATCAGTGTAAACGGAGACCCAAATACTGGACTCTATTCCCCCGGCGCAGACCAAGTAGCCATCTCGACTAATGGCACTGGGCGACTGTTTGTTGACGCGAGTGGGAGTGTTGGCATCAACAAGGCCCCTGGCGTAACTATTGACACTCAATCCACAGGCAGCA